CTGTTACATCATCATCAGATGAATCAATCTTGCACCATGCTTTGATTTCAGCTTGAGTAACTGCGTAAGCTGTTTCTGCTGTATGAACTTGTAATCCAGCCATTTAGTTTCTCCTAATCTGCGTCTGCAATTGTGTTACCGTCTATTGCTGCCCATTCTAGTATTGCTTGATAGTCTGTGTTATCTGTTGCTGGTGGCACACATCTAATTTTGCCATCTTTCAATGTTGTAGTGTAATTAGCTAATTCACCTGTAGTTGAGCTGTTTACTTTTTTAACTGATTGTATATTATCTTTATCCATTGTATCTCCTATAATTCTGCTGCTGCTTCAAAGTGATAACCACCTTCACTTGCATTTGTACTGTCTTGTGATATTACTCTGAATCTATCAGTTCCAATCATATCAGCAAGACCGTTTTTATTATTTACACCTTTATAAAATTTGTTTGTGTTTCCAGCTTGGTCATAAAATGTAACAGTTGGAGCTGACCTCATTGAAACTTTTAAATCACAACTTCCACCAATATTATTAGTACCACTTGATATTGTATTGTAGAACTTCATACCATTAAATGTGGTAGAAGCTGGTGTAGTTCCGTGGTCATACGATTTTTGATAATATCTTTGACACCTTTGTAAGCTATCACCAAACGATTCATGTTGAAATGATGGTAATGTTGAAGCTGTGTACTCACCTACTTCTAGTTGAACACCTGTAAAAAAAATTTCATTTGCATTAGCTTGTCCAAATGCTAAATTGCCATTAAAACTTTTGGTTGCTGGACTTACTGATTGCCATGTAGATGGAACACCACCACCAGTTGAATCAGACCCAGCATCTAAAAAGATTTGTAGTCTTATACTACCAGCAGAACTATTTGCTATTGCTCCACCTGTGTCCCCATCTAAAACAATAATTTTATATTCCCATGTGTTAATAGAATTAATAGTTACTAATTGTCCAATGTGGCGTGAATCTTCATCTCTTAAATTAACTTGAAAAGTTCCTGTCTTTGTACATTTAACCCAAAATGCAATAGTTAATTTTTGAGCTGATGATGTACCATAATTTAATAATTGTAAATCTTGACCTTCAAAAATTTGTTGAAATAATAACAAGCCGTTAGCGTCTGGAGATGTATCTTGTACATTGCAATCTAATTTTATAGAGTTGCCAAAACCATAACCTGATGGAACATCTGTGCTTTGTGTTACATTAATATTAAAGCCACCTCTTAAATCAAATCTCCATCTATCTAAAGCAAAGAAACCTGTTGATGTTCCAGCCGATACATTCCCTCTTTGATTTATAGTCATATCACCATTGATTATTAATGGAGAAAAATTTTGTCTTAACGAATCACCACCAACATTAGCAAAAGATAAAGTTCCAGAGCCATTTGTGACTATGCCTTGATTAGCAGAGCCATCAGCACTAGGCAAAACCCAAATTTTATCGCCTGATAATGCTGGAGCTTCAAAGCCAACATAGTTTGCACCTTCATAAAATCTTAATTCATTGTTTGAGCCACCGATAGATAAATTTCCAGCAGTTGTTAAAGCACCACCATCTGCAATACTTAATGCGTCATCTCCATCTGTAAATTCAATTAATGCTGTTCTTACCGAATCAGATTTAAAATATTCTACGGTGTCATTGGTTTGGTCTAATTCTGCTATGGTAATAAATGCGTCATTATCTTCGTTTCTAATTTGTAATAAATTGCTTGAGGTATTGTAAAAAAACTGATTTGCAAACGTAGTTGATGGAGCTGAACTTCCAGAACTGGTACTTGCCAATGCTTGTAATGCTGAATTAATATCAGCCCTTGTATTTGGGAACGTCTGGTTTGCTATGGTAAAATCATTCTGGCTCATTCTTAATACTCCTAAATAATGTTAAATGTACTCTAATTGTTAACTAGATTCAAGATATCCGTAGCCCTTTGCTACATAATCAAATGTTCTGTCTATTACACTCCCTGTTCCAGCACCTTGATAAAATATTATAGTAAATCCTGTAGCTGATTTTGATGATATAACATACCTGTCATTATTATCTAAATTACCAACACTTATTGCTAAACCTTGTAAATCTTTAAAGGCTGGGCTAAATGTTATTGCTTTTCCACTTCCAGAAGTACCACTCGCTGTATTAGCAACGGCTATAGTTCTGTCTGGCATATCAATCGTTGCAGATAAAGCAGAAATAGCTGGTGTTGAATCAGCATTGGTAGTTGTCATTTTAACTCTTAATTTTATATATCTAGCTTTGTAATCACCTAAAATATAATCTGCAAAATCAGAATACGTTGAGTTATCGTTAGAGGTCGATATTTGGATTTTAGCGTCAACATCATCTTGCTCGGTATAACTACCATCAAAATCACCTTCTTGGCTGTCAAATAAGCCCTCAAAGCTGTCAAACAGGGTGTTTGCGTTAAATCTAGTGCTGGTCATTGATGTAGTTACTTGTGAATTGTATATAGCACCTAAATCTATAGGATTGGTACTAAATTCGTAGAATCCATCAAGATTGTTTTGCACCTCGCCACCATCATCAAAATTGCCTACAGCACTATCAAAGTTACCAGAGTGATCATCAAATAATTCACCTAGAGTAATTTGTAAATAATTAACTCCATCTCTTGCTACAACTTCAACGTCTGTTTTTGTTCCAGCAAATCCTGTTGACTGTGTTGTGCTAGTTACTACATTAAAATTATCAGCTATCTGATTTCTTATAACCACTTTTTTAGTTGAAATTTCAGAAGCTATCCCTAAAACATCAACAGCTTTTATCATGTAAGTTCCTGTCTGAGCTGGTACTGATATTTGGTTGGTCGCCATGCTTATATAGTTTGCAACAATAGTTGCACCAGCATAAACTTGGCTTGTTATTGCTGGAGTATGTCTAATAATATAATGTGATAAATCTAATTCTTCATTCGCAGTCCATGAACAAACTGCTAAATTATTGACAATGTTAACAGAGAAGTCTGCGACATTAGCTGGTGGTAAAGTTTTACCAACTACCTCATGTATTGCAGTTGCAAAAGAAGAATAAACATTAAAGGCATTGACTGACCTTGCTCTCACTTCATAAGTCATTCCATCTTCTGCATTTATCAATTCAAATTTTGCTGACCCACCAACTGTTTTTGCTTTACCTAAACTAGTATATTCTGTATCAGTAGATGTGTTTCTATATTCTACTTCAATCTCATTAGTTGTTCCTGACCCTGATGTTGCTTTAATTAACAGAACAGTTGATACAATTCCAGAATATGCTCTCAATATGTCGCTTACTGCTAATGATGGTGTTGATACAGTTTCTGCTGATGGTAATGTAGTATTATCAGAAATAAACTCTGATTCTTCTGCGTTCCAATCAAAAACACTTGATGATGTTTCTTGCAAAACTAAATCTATACCCACATCATCTGCTGTGCTTACAAAAGTCCAGTCTGCAACTTGAAATATTTTAGAACTAAATCCCAATCTAGTATTGTTAATCGTAACAGTATCACCTACTTGCAACTTAAAAGCAGATAATTTCATAGGTGCTTGAACTACCATCTGCTGTCTATTTTTAAACAAAATAACTTTAGCAATTCTTTGTGCCATTGTTGGTGATGTAGTAAAAGGCAAATCTGCATTAGCAAATATTGTTTCTCCGTTATCTTCTGCAACAAATGTGTCTGATGTTACCATTGGATAGTCTGAGGGTTGCCAATCTGATGATGGGCTGGTGAATATACCTTTAACAGTATTAAATAAATTTCTTCTTGATTGTTTGGTCTGTATTGATACACCACCTCTAAAATCATCTTCATCAAGTGTAATAGTTGGTGATACAAATTTACCACCAGCTAATATAAACTTTCCGTTAGAGTAACTTAATATACCTAACATAGAGCCACACAGCTCATCTATAGCAGTCATTGGGTCTACATTACTGTAAATAATACCATGCGACTCATATCTGTTTTCTGTACCACCACCAGCTAAATTAATATCTTCATCACATATATTTGCAACAGTTGTAAAAGATGTTGTATCTATATTTGCAGTTGGTGTGGCTAGTCCAAATCTTGTGTCTGTTAAATAATCGTGTAGACATAATGCTGGGTTAGATGAAAAGGCAGTTGAGCCATCTCTAAAGTCTAATATTTTTTTGCCTTTTATTTCAGCAGATATATTTGGAATTCCTGTTGGAAAAACGTCAGCATCATATTTTAATCTAACGTATAAATAAGCTATGCCTTGCAGTCTATGTGCTGCAGTCCATTGTGAAACTTCAGAAACTAAGTCAGCATCTGCTACTTGGTTATCACTTCCTAAATGTTGCTTTATTCTAACCGTTAAATTTTCACTATCAGCAGAAGCAAAAGAATGTAACGCTGGTATCGCATAACCTGTTACTTCTGTTGTTGTACCAGCTAGAAAAGGTAATGGAGTATTTGGATTATCTCTGTATGGTGCAATTCTTGATGTAGCTCCAAATGGAGCAGAAAATGATATTGATGTTGCTCTTATATCTGTTCTTAAACCTTCTGATATAGTAACTGTCAAAGTATGCCTTGAGCCTGAAGCAGAAGAACTGCCACCAGAAGATATACCATACTCTACACCTTGAAGATTTAATGTATCGCTTGTGCCTATTGTAAAGGCTACATCAGATATTAAAACTATTGATGTTGTTCCTTTTTCAACTCCTTTACCATTTGCAATTCTTGAGCCACCAAATGGCATAGCTTGATTAAATTGAACATCAACATAACTAGAAACAACAAGTGTATTTGTTTTTGTAGTAAACCTTGATTCAGTTGCATATTTATCTGGAGCAGTAACAATTTGTCTTGTAATACCATTCGCATCATTACCACCACTAGTTAAAGATAATTCTTCATCACCAAAATATATTTTATCAATAGATTGTATTTCATGTGATGCTAACTGAATAACTAAATGCAAATCTTTATTATTTTCAGTAGCTTCCATAAACAAAATACCACCAGATTTTTTTGTTTCTCCATAAACAGTATCTCTAGTTATAATTGCTTGTTTAACCATCTCTGTTCTAGAAGATAGTTGTTGTTGATAATTAGCTTTTGGTTTCTTTGCAAATACTTTTGAGAGAACAGCAGATACAGCTATATTAATAGCTGCATTAACTAACATGTTACCAAAAGGTCCAGTATAAGCACCAATAACTAATTGACCTATTTTACTTTGAGCAAGTTTTGATACAGCTTTAACTATTGAACTAAAAAAACCCATTATTTTTCTCCCCCACCCCAATCAATAGTCTTGTCTTGCAAGTCATCAACAAATTCCAAACCTTTATCATTTGGAAAGAAGAATTTTTGGTCTTGATCTGTGTATCTAAAGTCTAATGCTTTTTCTAAAGATATTAATTTGCTTTCAATACCATATTGTATAGAAGAAACATCTCCTTCTTCTGATATGTTAACAGTATCAACTGTGCCACTAAATATTTGATATGGCGTATCTACAATCGCTAACGCATTACTTGTTGTTGTTAGAACTCCAAAATATACATTTACAATTGTTCCTTGTTGAGTTTCATTAAAACCAGCAGACAAGATACTTGTGTCCAATCCAGAAACATTAATTGTAATTCCTGTTGCTTTGATATCTGCGGATTCACTAACTTGACTGATACTTACTAAATTGCCGAGACCTAAATAATCATTACCTAAAATCTCAAACTCTCCATAGCCAGTCCACATTCTTAATGGTAAAGAATATAAAAATTCAACTGCATAGAATGGTCTAGTTTGACTGCTAGATAATTGAGTAGAAAAGGTACTACCAATAGTTCTAGCCATAAGTTACTCTGCTTTTTTTGTTGCTTTTTTCTTAACTGTTTTCTTTTTTTCTTTTGGCTCAACCATTTTAACTTCCATAGCCAATCCAGAACTCACAAATATATTTGCTAAATCTACTTGCCATGCTTCATTACATGTAATGATTTCATCTTTGGTATATTGCTTAATCGCATTGCCAGAAATATTTGCTGACCCTTGAGCATCTACTAACATTTTAATTTTCATAATAGTCTCCGTTATTCATTACATAATATTTTATAAACACTATCTAATCAATATAAGAGTGAGGAGCAGACAATGAGCAATCAAAACCACTCCCCACAAACTTA